CCATATCACCACCGAATCTTGCAGGAATTCTACCAGGTCCTTGGTCCATGTTTCGTGGTCCAAGACTCCCGATGCCTTGTTGTTCTTGCATCTCATCTTGTTGTGCTTGTTGTAGTATTTGTTTCCAAACACCGCTTCTAAAGAATTCATCGAAGTTAGAAAACTGACCTTGTTCTTCTGGACCCATAGCCTCCCATACTTGTTTAGCTATCATCATTTCTTCCTGTGATTGTGCTGGGGGTCTTGGTCCTTCTTTACCTTCGTACTTAATAGAAGGAGCTCCTGTCTGTAATTCTTCTGAAATTTGTATATCTGTTATTGCCATAATATTGTCTTCTTTTCTAGGGTTTATTATACTACTGTGTTTTTCCAAACAAATCAAGACTTGGCATGAACACACGAATATCTCTTTGAATGTCTTCTTCAGGGATATTCTTTGATTGCCATTCTTCTTCAGTCTTATATTCTTCTCCTGTTTTCTTATTTTTTATAGTTGTTATTATTTTTGTTGGTTTTATTACTTGCATTATGATGTTACCTCTTTCTTAATATTTAGATAGCTAACAGCCACGTCAAATGAGTCTGAACTGCCAGCTTTAATTGTAAGGGTTTTTCCACCCTCTACTATTAACGGTTGGGTTAATAATTCTTTAGTTACGTTAGCAGTTAAAGCTGCTGATTTAAGGGCTGTAATAGAGTTATTTGTAATAATAGGACTAGGTGTTCCAGCTGACGTTACTAAAATAGATTTAATAACATAGGTTTCAGTAGCTAAAGGATTACCAGAACCAAAGGGATTTAGTTCTCCATTAGTGGTATCATTATCTATTCCTACAAATTTATATTGGTTTACTACTGCCATTAATCTAAAAAGAAGCTTCTAGCTTCTATCTCTTGTTTTAATTCTTCTTGAAAAGTTGTGTTTAATTTTTCTAATACAGCATCTAAATCTCTTACTAAAGATTGAGCTACATCTTCTCTATAGTCACTACTAGCTCTGGTTAATGTTTGTACTATCTTTGCCATTATCTTCTTCCTCCAGAATGTACATCTAACCTAAAAGTCCCTAATTTCCAATTAGAATCTATTGCTGTGTTGGATATTTTAACAGCAACCGATCTACCTCTTGCTCTACAAGACTTATATTGACTAGAAGAAGTAATAGCAAAAGGCCCTAAAGTAGAACTGACTAGCGTATCATTAGGGAAATTTCTTAATCCCAATTCTACATTAGTAGTTCCAGCTTGTGATATAAAGTCTGGTAAAAATCTACTAACTCTCATTATAAATTCTCCATCTCCTCTAAATGTAATTCCTTGTCTTTGATCTTGAGTAATATCAAAATCTCCAGATAATACATGAGAAGGCACTGCATAAGTAGTTCCACCTTTAATATAGTTTACTCCTGTTTCATGTTCATAATAAATAGTAGTTCCATCAGTATTACCTATTACATCAAATGATGTATCATCATCAGCATCGTATGCCGTTGCATGAGGTAAACCAAATACAGAAGAATCTTGCCACGTAGTTCTTTTAAAAATAGTACTAGCGTTTGTATACCAAATAGGTCTATTAACTGTAGAGTCTAGATAACTATGACAAACATTTCTATCAACTACATTGGAGTTAGATGTTGGATAAAACCACATTACTTCCCCAAACAAGTTATTAATACCACAATAAACTAATTGATTAGATGTTGTATTTAAATTATCATAAACATAGTCTTCTACTAAACAGTCCATCGATTCTAGTTTACCTGTGAACCTAAAGAAACCATTATCAGACATCCAATAAGCAGCCCCGTCAACCTCTACAGCTGCATTCATTCCAATTAATCCGCAGTTCGTACCTACTTGTTCAAATGCGAAAGTAAATGGTTGACCTACAAAACGCATGGTGAATAATGAGGTATCCGTCCAAACATAAAGTGCATTTCTACCAAGCTTAGCTCCCATGATTCGTGATCCGGCAGCCAGTCTTTGTGTACCAGCGGTATTAGTTGCAGTAGGCACCCATGTATTGATATCCTCCTGAGAGGAGAATCTTATAAACATATCATCTTGTGTTGATGTAGTTCCAATCGTTGTTTCTGTTCCAAATAAAACTAAGTGACGATCAGGTGTTGATACTAACATATCTCTGGATGCAGTAGGTGCTCCGGAGATAATAGTAGCTCTATTGGATGTAGCATTAGTAGCATCAGCATCCCATTCAAAAACTGCACTGTTGTGAATTAAAGCAATTAGTGTTGAACCTAGATTATCTAAAGACCATAGACCAGGATCTGTTACTGAGTCTGTGTTAGCTGCAGCTGATCCCCAGCCAGTCCATTGAGATGTGTCTGTAACAGTAGCACCATTAGAATGGGCGGCTCTGGTAGAGTTTCTTACTGCTCTAGTAATACCTGTTAAATCATTTCCAGAAACTCCTGTGTAAGAAATTTCTTCTGTTCCTACTTGAATATAATTTGTACCTGATGTTGGAAAGCCAGTAGAATCAGTTAACGTAATAGAAGTTCCTGAACCTCCGGTTCCTGCCGTATCATTTAATAAAGCTCCATTTAAAGTATTAGTTACAGAACCTAAAACTTTACCACCGTATAAAGATATACCCCATCCAAAAGCTCCAACTTGTTCAGCGGGTCCAACGTGATAATATCTATAATAAGTTATTCCTCCAGAAGTAGTAGCACCACTTCCTGTCTCAGTATTTTCAACGGTAATTTTAAAGTTACTAGAATCAACAACTTCTGTAACCATAAATTTTTTATCACAAAAGGTTGCAGAGCTATAATCAGAATTAGTAATTGAACTAAATGTTGTTGAGTCACCAAATAAACAAATGTCTCCAGCTACAAATCCATGAGAAGAAGCTGTAATAGTTACAACTTTTTGACCGTTAGTTGTACTAAATGCATTTGTAATAGCTGTTCCTGATGGATTAACTAAAGGATGAATGTCATAATAAACTCCTCCAGTGTATGCATATAAAATTCTGTTTGTGCCAATGAGAGCATACTTTTGAGAACTAGAGTTCACCATATGATGAAGCCCTCTTGCAACACCTGTTAATTTTGATTCACCTAATTGATTCCACCCACCTACTTTTTCTGGTGTGCCATATCTGAATCGAACGTTTTCACCTTCAACCCATTGTGCTTCAGCTCCTGTAGGGGTAATCTGTTTATTGAACCCAGGTAAAAAACCTATTTTTTGTAACATATAACTCCATATATTATGGTTTCCCAAATGAGGGAAGACCTAACATCGGCCTTTTGTCGAACCTATTCTTTTCAGCAAAAGGACCATTTACATGGTTATAGTGAAGGAATACTTGTCCGCAAACATCTCCTTCAAGAGGTTCTCTCCAATGCTCTAATTCGCATCCACTATATACTAGCATATCGCCAACATCAAGTAGGACTTTCGTTCCTTTTGGAGCGTTAGGTTTATGGATTTGTTTGAATTCATCTATGACGCTATTAGCTCCTGTACCATCTATAAATATTGGCCAAGGAGCGCCTCCTAAATGAAGAGTAGTAGATATTTCACAACTAGGTCTATCTTTATGGCGTCTTAAAATATCACCTTTTTTATATAATCTTGAATATGAATACGTCGGCACTAAATTTAACCCAGTTTCTTTGGCCATAACAGGTAACATTTTAACCATTAAAGTTTCCATAACAGGATCTGCATAGTGAGAGTATGTATTAGGCACTTGAGGATCGCTCCATGTACCAAGCATTCCTGTATCATATGTAAGATTATTATTGTACATATATTTAACCGCGTCACGTTTAAGTAAAAAATAATTAAATATAAAATTAGCTAACTCATAGGAGATAGCTCCTTTTATTACTTGGTATTTGGTTTGTTTAAACATCATATCTATTGAAACCCATCTTGAAAAAAATTAAAACTTACTGATATTCTTACATCATTTGATTTATTAGGTTCTACACAATGCCACAACCATGCAGGAAATATAATCATTCTACCTTCTTTTGGAGTTATACGAACTTCTCTCCATAAATATTTAGGGGGTTCTCCTTTACGTCTCGCTGGCATACATGTTTGAATCCCTGGTCGAGGATCATTGCAAACTAATTCACCACAACCTTCTTGAGTTTTTATATAATACACACCACTAAAAGCACTATTAGGATGAACGTGTGGCCTGTTATATCCACCTGGGGGATTTATGTTTGCCCACATATTACCTATTCTTGGAAACCTATCTAACCATTCTTCTTTAAATACTTCATTCATCATTTTAAATAATTCATCTACTAAAGGTTTAAACACAGGAATCTCATGCATATTGGTATCACTATGCCAACCCTGTACATTTGTTTTGGTAAGTCCTTTATCTTTGTTTGACCAATCAATTACTTCTTTTTCAAATAATCGATTATCTAGGTTTACATCTTTACCGTATATGATTGTTGGAAAATAAGCTTCTTTAATCATTTAAAAGAAGGACCTCCAAACCACATAACCAAAGACTTTCTATTTCCTTTTGTAACAGGTGCAACTCTATGTCTTATAAAAGATGCAAAGAATACAGCGTGTCCTTGTTTTATTTTAGCAGCTTTACCTTCTGATAGTAATTCTAAATCACCACCTTCAAATTCTGATTCTGAAGAAAGTAAACATGTCATAGATATTTTTCTAACAGGAGGTTCTTTTAAACAATTTACATCATTATCTACATGCCAATCATAAAAACCACCTT